CCTTGTGGAAAGAAGTAATCTTCGTTGATGGATAGCGGGTTATAACTGCTGTCCATCATGTTGTTGCCGCCACCTGTTACTGTAGGAATTCTGCGCTGATGCATTTCGTTTTTCACACGTTCCACAAACTGCATGGCCAAGTGTGATGGCATGTTGCCCACGTCAATCTTGAAGATTCTACGCTCTGGAGCACGTTGCACACGATAGATCAAGATTGAATCTTCAAGCAATTGCTTTTGTTTGAACACCATGTAGATGTTTTCTAGTATGCTTTTGCCAAACGGCCAAAATGTGTCCAGACCTTCGTTCAGACTCATATGCACCACGTGCTTGGCATCCAAGCAAACTTCGTTCATGGCTGTCATAAAGCGGCTGTTGCCCACGCCACCACCTGTGCCGCCGTTTGGCATGGTATAGTTAGAGCTGCCACTAATTGATCCAGTAACTGGATTGGTCATGTAGTCTGTGGTAGTTTTTGCTGCCACAGTCATGTTTTGAAAGTTGGGGTTGATGTCACGAATCACATATTGTTCAGGACGCTTGCCTTCTGACTCGTTCACAATAACACGGGCTAACTTGCTCATGTCCACCCACATCATTTCAAATGTTTCTGGATCACGCACAAAGATTTGATCGCCGTACTTGATGGTGTTGCGGAACAGTTTGAATATACGCTGGTCCAGCTTGTTGAGCTTGACCCACTGTTTCATCTGCTTGCGGATGATTTCAATTTCGTGATCAGTGGGTTTGTCTTGGTAGTCAATGTCAAACGGTGTGCCGTTTTGTTCGTTTAGCTGTGTGGAGAACTCTGCAATAATGTCCAAGCAGGCGTTGATTTCTGAGTCCATGTCCATGTTCTCATACTGATTGTAACGCTCAATTCTATTGGGATGACCAGAATAAACTTCTGGCAGTCTGCTGGCATAGTTGCGGAATCCGAACTCATTGGTATTGCCAAATGCACCACCATCGTTCTTGCCGTATCCCGGAAAGCCAAATTGATTTGATCCAGAAATTGGACTCATCACTCCAGTAGTGTCTGCTATCTTAAAATACTTGCGCCAGCCGGATTTGTTTTGTTCTGCCATGGTAGTTTATTTACCGTTAGTTCTGCGCATGACGCAACAACTTACTTTGAATGTCATTGCTGCTCTTTTGAATGCTCAGCATTGATTCAAACAGTGATCTATTGGCTGCACCTTGTGCCTTAAGCTCGTCGCTCATTTGTCTAAATGCTGTGAGCATTGCTTCTGCCCCGGGCAGTGCCTGAGATTCTCGAGTTTGTGCAACTGTTGTAGTACCAGCTGTTTCATCAAACTTGCCTTTAATTTGATCCAGTACCAGTTGGTATTGGCTCATGCCCTTGATAAAATCTCTAGGCATGGTCACTGGCACAGAACCGTTTTTAAGAGGAATCACAGCTTCCGAACCTTTTTCACCAATCTGCGCAAATGTTGGTGAAGTTACAATGCCACCATCACCAAATCTTTTTAATGCTGCTTCCCATGTGATACCTGCTTTGTTTATACTATTCGGTTCGTCATCATAATAACTTTTGTTGTTGGGCCCAAATGGTAGCCCAGCCCATTCTTTTGCTAGATTAGATAAAAATCCTGCTTTGCCTTCTGCAGTCGGATTGGCTACATACTGAGCAAAACCGCGTTGTTTGATCAAGTACTCAGCCAACACTTCTTGATTTTTTTCATCAAATTTATCACTTCTTGACAATCCTACCGCTCCAGCTGCTGTGCCTAAGGTAGTGTCTATAATTTGATATTTTCCAGCTGCTGGACTTTTCTTTTCAGCTCTGAGTTTTCTCTGTAAGTCTTGTACTTCGCCAATAGTCATGCTTGTTAGAGGATACTTTTTTCCACCATGAACAACATTATAGTCCCCTTTACTTTCAACACTGGCTATTAAATCTTTAATGGCATTTACTTGTGGTATTTGTTCTGGCTTTATCGGAATATACCCTGGCAACCCTTGTCCTAATGCTGTTTTTGGTATAGACCCTGATGCCCTTTTGCCATCATTAGAAATAGTAGCAGGCACAGGTGGTGGGTTAGCTGGTGTTGCTACCGGTGTTGGTGTTGGCTGTGCAGCCGGTTGATTGTTTCCTTTTGCTTGTGCTGCGGTTGCTGCCGCGCCGGCCGAGCCGGCTGCTGGTGATCCAGCAACAGACGAGCCACCGCCACCTGCGGCATTGCCACCACTGCCAGCAACAGTTGCAGATCCTTTTGGATTGGTGGCGGTGGCCGGTGCTCTACCTACGCCACCTCTTCCACCACCGCCACCAATGGGACCGTTAGGACCTACTTTTGGATCACCAGGAGCTTTAAAATATTTAGAAACTTTCAAAAGTTCTTCTCGTTCTTTATCCAGTAACTCACGTTTTTCCCTAGCAGCTTTTTCGGCTAATTTTGCTGTTTCAATTTCTCTTTTATTGGTTGATGTTTTTTGTTTCTCCATTGCAATGAGAATTTTTTTATTTTCTGCTTCTGCATCTTTTAAATTTTTCTCAAATTGCATTTCTTCTTTTACTTTGCCAGCACCGGGTAACAAACTGGTAGCTGCCTCTACTGTTTTTGCAAACCATGCAGTTGCTTCTGTAGCAGGAGTCACACCATAACGCACAAAATCCTGCATGTTCTTCATGGAGTTTTGTTGTGTTTTTACCAGTTCAGCTTGTCGTTGTTGTTCAGCACTTAGAGCTTTGCCATCGTCGGCACCCATTTGTTTCCGATTTTCGTAAACTGCTCTTGCATTGTCAAGCATGGTGCCTTCTTGTTTTGCTGCGGCAATTCTATAACTACCAGCAGCATCAGTATACACTTTGTTGTAAACTCGATAAGACCCTAATACTTTTCCTTCGGCCATTACAGTTCGAGTTATTGCTTCAGTAACACGATCAAACGCCTGTTCACCATTATTGATGCCAGCCTTCAAATCTTGCATGGCTCGTCTAGCTTCACCGCGGGTTTCTCGATCAAGTCGCTGCGAAGCGTCAGATGTTAAATTGCCTGACGCCAAATCACGCAAGCCTTCGGCTGCTTTATCGCTCAACGATGACAGCATCATTACAGATTTTTCCATCTCATCAGCAGCATCACTCTGTTTCTTATCTTTACTGAGTCTCATTGCAGCAACTTGAGATCCAAATGCCTCATCGTTGCGAAGTCGTTCCCGCTGATCACTTTGTTCTTTGCGACTTAGCCCAGTAAGTTGAGTCAGTGCATCTTGCTCTTTTAAGTAGGCATTGGTGCTTTCTACCAATTCGTCAACTGATTTTTTCTGTGTTAGTCCGGCTCTACTTTGAAGTCTCAAGTAGTCCATGGTGCCTTCGTTTATTTCATCCTGTGTCATGCCAGAATTAAGCAGTGACAATTTAAATTTGTCCATACCTGCACTAACGTCAGCATAGGCTTTGCGACCTTTGTACACCGAGCCACTCATCATTGCAAGCTCTTTGCTACCGCTTGATACTACTGCCACAAACTTATCTAGATCTTGAACACCAAGACCCAATTTTTGCATGTCGTCGTAAATTCCTTGCAAGCTATCAGCGCCAGCTGCACCAATACGACTTAACTTTTGGTATGAATTAAATAATGCATCACTTTGTTCATTTGCTGCTTTGGCATATTCTGCCAGTCCTTTGGCAGCAAGTCCTACTGCTGCTACTAAAAATCCAATACCGCCTGTCATTACACCCATTACCGCAGCCGCAGCACCAGCGGTAGCAGCCAAAGCAGTCACTGCATCAGCGCCAGCATCAATGCTTTTACTGTAGGCTTTCATGCCTTTATCGCCATTGTACATGGCGGCGGCGGCGGCAGTGTAGGCTTTGCCTATATCTATGGCAGCTTTGCCAGCAGAGTCTAGGCCCACTCGCAACGCCGCGCCACCCTTGCCAACAGAGTCCAAAGATGCTCGAGTGCCAGGTAGCACCTGGCCAAATTCTTGCATTTCTCGATTTAGTTGAGCTAGTATTTCTGCATGTTCTTGTTCTGT